CCAGCATCTCCCGGTGGACTGGCGGCGAAAACTCCTTGAAGACCCAGATTATCAGGCGTGTCTCAGACTGAAGACAAAGGTCATCAGCATAAGCCCCTGCACCTATCAGTTTGATGCTATCGAGTTGACACCCAGGTCGAAAACGACATAATCCGCTTGCGCGTCCGTATCCCTCATGCTATACTACTGATAAATCCGTGTGAGGGCTACCCATGCTGTGCAGCAAGACGAACGGCGCGCTTCCCGCCGTTCACATTGACGATGAGATTATCCGGCTGGCAACCGAGCTTGCCCCGATTATCGATGAGGCTAGTAAGCTCGCGCCGGAACTGGACATCACCTTGCGGATGCAGCACGGCTGGATCGCCTCGGTCGGCTTCGCCTTTCGCGCCATCCGGCAGAAGGTGAAACGGACAGCACACTAATGCGACTGTGACTCAGTGGTAGAGTACCAGCTTGCCAAGTTGGGAGTCGCGGGTTCGATCCCCGCCGGTCGCTTTGTTCCTTGCGCATCTCCCATGCGGAGACGGCGTAACGGCGATATTTCAGTATCGCCAGCATATCAATCGCGTTGATAGCACCCTGACAGGGTGCTATCAACGCTTCTCATGCGGGGTTATGGTATAATGAGGCTCTAAATAATGTGGTGTCCCTACGATGCTGGAAACATCTAGGGACGTGGATAAACCTGGATAAGAGGTTCATCATGGACATTCTACGCGCTGATTCTCCTGGAAACAATGCCTCTGAGAAAATTTGTACAAAATGTGGTTATTCCTTCTCTGCTACTCCTGAGTTCTTTCACCGCGATAAACATCAAAAGGATGGCTTACGTCCCTACTGCAAGAGGTGTATTCATGAGCATGGGCAAAGTTATCGCGCCCAGCCCGGATACCTTGAGCAGAAACATGTCTATATGCGGGATTATCGCAAGCGTCCAGAGGTTCGCGAACGCAGGTGCATCTCCGACAGAGTCTATGCAAAAATCCGTTATAGACGTCCAGAGGTTCGCGAACGCCATCTTGCCTATGCCAAAGTTCATGGTAAAGCCTACCGCAATCGTCCAGAGGTCCGAAAACGCACTCGCGAACGTAAGCGAGTCTATATGCGGACCTATATGCGAGTGCATGGACAAAAATACCACAATCATCCGGAGGCGCGTCTCCGCAAGCGCGCTTACATGAAAGTCTATGAACAAATTCGCAGGCATCGCCCTCAACGCCGTGAGAGCGTGCGTATCAAGGGACAACTCCGGCGCGCGCGCAATAAAGCAGTTTCAGGTAACTGCACCCCAGCGCAAATTGTAGATATGCTCAAACGACATCGGTATCGATGTTACTTTTGTCACGCTATATTACATAAAGATGCTAAACGGGTTTTCGGCTACGATTTTCACATCGAACACACCTTCCCGATCTCTCGCGTAGCAGGAACCGATATCCCCGCCAACGATATCAGCTACCTTGTTCCATCATGCCCGACGTGCAACCTGAGCAAAGGCGACAAATTTCCGTGGGAATGGCCCGAAGGCGGTAGGCTCTTGTAAGATCGGGCTGTGTATGCTATTCTGTCCGATAGAATATCTTTGCGTTGACAGCAGTCGAGATAGCATCAAGGCTCATTGCGGGCGCATCTTTTCATAGTGAAAAGATGCGCCTGTTCGTGTTTTTGGGAGGCGCATCATGACGCCAGCCACATCGAACCGCGCCACAATGGGCGTATCCAATGCGCGCGTGCCGGTCATCATCGAAGAGAACGCCGACGGGCCGATCTTGCGCGCCTTACCGAAGCCGGCATTACGCGGGCATCGGCAGCATTTCACGGCGTCCGACGCCGCGAAACAGCCGCAGACGCTTGCCTGTTGGTGCGGTGATGCCATCGCGCTGGCTGGTCCGCAAGAAACCATCGCCGCGCAACTCACCGCATTTGCCGACGCGCACAAGGACTGCGCGCCACGAAAGGACAGGCTATGACGACATTCCTTCATCCCAGGCGCATCCGGCGCGGCAATCGCGCGCAAGATCGCGCGACGATGCGCGGGCGCGGGCGCAAAGCAACGCGCCCAAAGCCAGTGATGCTGGTCTGTAAGCGTTGCAAACTGACTTTCCTCGGCTCGTCTTCGGCGCGTTGTCAGTGCCAGGCCATGCTGCTTTCCGTCGGGAGGCGCGTATGATCCGCTACATCCTCATCGGCGCGGCTATCGTCTTCGGCGTCTCGCTCGTGATCGGCGCGGCTACCGCCATTGCCCTTTGTCGCGCCTCCGCCCACGCCGACCGCTACGCGCCCTCACCTGACTCACGCGCCACGCCGCTTGGCAGTGTGCAGCACGCCTACCCGACGGCGCACGAGTGGAAGGGATGGTTATGAGCGATTTGCTTCTTGAACAGATAGCCGCGCAGGTCGCGCGTCCGCCCTATCATGGCGGTCTTCTTGTCGTGACGCCATCTCTGCTCGATGAACTTGGCATTACCTTTACCGGGTGTACGGTGCAGGGCGATTTTCAGGAGAGTGGCGTCTTTGCGCGCCTACATGACACCCTGATGCTGCCAGACGATGTACATGTCTCTGCAATTTGGATCGATTGGATGCGCTATATGGCGTGGTTTGTGCGGATTGAAGGCCCGTCGCTGCCGCCAGTCGAGGAAGGCTATCTCCTGCCCCGCTTCGTGGCGGTCTATCACCGCGAGGGACTATCGATGCGCTTTGTCGAGTTTCGACGCAGTGATGGGCTGGCCGTGGTTGATTTTTACGCCGACTACTACTGTTCCGACGGGACGTGTGGCCTACCGCGATTATCGGAAGAGCAGGCAGAAACGAGCAAGTCATGAGCAAACGCCATATCACCGCCGTGCATCGGCACATTGCCGCCCGTGGCGCGCACAACGTCAACCTGAACGAGGTGCGAGAGGACAGCATGACCGTCGGGGATCGCGTAGCTGAGGCGATTACCGCCGGCGTGGGAACGCTGTACTGCGCGATCCTCTTCACCTGCATCTCGCTCGTTTCCCTTCCGTCCGCGCTTGCGACCCACTCGCCCGTCGTCATCGTCGGTTGGATCTCATCCTATTTCCTGCAACTCGTGCTGCTCTCCTTCCTGCAAATCAGCCAGAACCGATCAGGCGCGCATTCGGAAGCGCGCGCTCTTCTCGATCTGCACGTCAACCAGCAATCCTTCGCCAAGTTAGAAGCGATTGACCGCAAGATCGATGAGAAAATCGACGCCGTGAACGCGCGCCTGGATACGCTGACAGCGCCGCCCGCGCGCAAGCGGGCCACAAAGGAGGGCGGCGCATGAAGGAAACGGAACAGGAACGCTTCTTGCGGCTGGCAGAACCGCGCGCTGAACGCCTGACGCCAGAACTAGTCGCGGATTGGATTACCGCCTACGCCGATCCGGGGTATCCGCCCGCAATGGAGATCACGTTTACCTGGAACGGACACCGCTATCAGGGAACCGTGACGCGCGTTGATGAGGAACCGAAAGCAGGCAAGCCATGATCGACACGAACACGCCCGCGCACGCGACCCATACCGCGCCCACGACCAACCCGGCCATGCCCGCCGCGGCCATGCCCAAACCGCTTTCCCTTGCCAGTGCCATCACCGCTCACATGCGCCGCCTGGATGAAAGCGTGTCGGCGCTGGACACCGACGTCGATGGGATGCATCTTGCCACCAGCACGCGCCTTGCCACTATCCTCACGCTGCTGGTCGGCGTCTTCGTGTTCGTCGGCGTGACCATGCTGCTCAATGCCGCGATGCTGGTGCTGCTCGGCGTGCTGGTCGGACGGAGGTAAGACGTGAGTAAACTTGCTTCTCAGGCGGCTTTATGCTATAATGGAGTTCTAAAACGGTTCGCTGTGGCGATGCTTGCAACATCCCACAGCCGGAAACATCTAACAAGGAGATGCTTCATGGATACCCTACCACATCACGCCTCTGAGGGCAATACTCCTCTCAAACGCTGTCCGAAGTGTGGCGTTACTTATCCTGCAACCTCTGAGTTCTTTTGGCGTGACAAAACAGCAAAGGATGGTTTGCGCACTCCATGCAGGCAATGCAGGCTTAAACCCCCTAAAGTGAGCGGCGTACCAGAAGGGCATAGGCGCTGCTCTGTATGTAAGGTTATTCTTCCTGCTACGACTGATTTCTTTCATCGTAATGGGAAAAGCGGTCTCTATCAACAATGCAAGATATGTAAACGCAAGACGCAAAAAGCTTACCTGAGCAACCCAGAAACCTATAAGTATCGTCTTGCTCATCACCGGGATTATATGAGACGCGCCGATATTCGGGAGCGGACAAGGATTCAGGGGTTGGCTTATCGTCAACGTCCAGGGTATCATGAACACAGAAGAGCGTATAAGAAGGCTCATTATCAAATCGTTCGCGATCATATTCGTTCTCAGAATAGGGCATACTACCGCCGTGTCAGTGTTTCTACTCATCAATGGCGTACTTATGGGCAGAACCGTCGCTCACGCAAGCGCGGCGTTTCAGGAACATATACCCCTCAGCAGATTCAGGAACTTTTGAAGCGCCAGCGTTATTGCTGCTACTACTGCCATGATAAATTTGAGAGACGTGGCAGGGGCTATGTTTACCATATCGATCACACGTTCCCATTGTCCCGCGTCATTGGTACTGACATTCCCGCCAATGATATCTCCTATCTTGTGTTGTCTTGCCCTACTTGTAATTTACGGAAAGGCGATAAGTTTCCGTGGGAGTTTCCCGAAGGCGGGCGGCTATTATGAAGAAAAATAACAAAAATACGGACACACAGAGGGGGACAAATCCTCTTAATAGGGATGTAAATGCAGCACAAAGAGCCACGATGGCGGTTCAGTTGCGAGCAACAAAAATGACCTATGCAGCGATTGCGCAACAATGCGGATTCGCGAATGCCAGTTCTTGCCGGAAGGCTATTATGCGTGAGTTAGATCGATGCGTGGTCAGAGATGTCGAAACGTTACGGCTCGAGGAATGTGCGATGCTGGATCAACTTCAGCAAGAGGTCTACAAGCGGCTTACAAGCAAGGAACATGAGAAAGTCATGCTCTTTGCGGTAGATCGTTTGTTACAGATTAGCGAGCGCCGATCAAAGCTTCTCGGCCTGGACACGCCCGTTGATAGCGCGGCACTGGCGAATGTGACCATTATCCGCGAAGTGCCTGTGGGCCTGCTCCCGCCGCCGGAGGGAACGCCATGACGACGCCCGCACGCAACGAGGTGATTATTCCCGCGCCGGAACTCAGAGGCGGCGCGCTTGCCCTTATCTCCTGTCGTGACCGCGAGTGCTGCCTCGAGGGCCCGGCGGGTAGTGGCAAGACGTACCCCATCCTCTCCAAAATTCACGGCCTGCTGTCCTACTACGCGGGCGCGCGGGCGCTGGTGGCGCGCAAATCCAATACCGATCTGGCAGGCTCAGCAATGGCAACCTACCGCGACGGCGTGTTAGATGAGCGCGAGGGCGTGCGCTACTTCGGCGGCAACAAGGTGAAACCCGCCGCCTTTCAATACCCCAACGGGTCGCTGCTCATCGTGAACGGCCTGGACAAGCCGACCAAAGTGCGCTCCACCGAATTTGATATCGCCTTTATCAACGAGGCGACAGAATGCGCCGTAGAGGACATCGAATTTGTGCGAATGCGCCTGCGCCGGGGCGTGCTGCCCTACCAGCAGCTGATTATGGACTGCAACCCCGACGCGCCGACGCACTGGCTGAATCAGCGCATGAATGAAGGCGTCACGACCCGGTTGCTGTCGCGCCATGAAGATAATCCGCGCTATTTCGACGTGCGGTCACACGACTGGACAGACGAGGGCCGCCGCTACATCTTTGACGTGTTAGGCGGCCTCACCGGCGTGCGCCTCGCCCGTTACCGCTACGGGAAATGGCAGGCGGCTGAGGGAACCATTTATGAGGATGCCTGGGATCGGGCGCGCAACGTGGTTGACCGCGCCCGCTATTCTAAACGCCCCTCCGACCTGTATGGCGACTGCGGCATCCCCCGCGACTGGCCGCGTTACCTCGTGATTGACTTCGGCTTTACGCACCCCTTCGTCTGCCTGTGGGCGGCGCGTGACCCCGACGGGCGACTCATCATCTACCGCCAACTCTACAAGACGAAGGCGCTGGTGGAGGATCACGCCAAAGAAATCCGCCGCGTCTCGCGCTGGGGGCAGGACGGCGGCGATCCCCTGCCGCGCGAAATTATCTGCGACCATGACGCGGAAGGCCGCGCCACCTTAGAGCGGCATCTGGGCTTATCGACGACGCGCGCCCATAAGGCCGTGCTAGAGGGCATTCAGGCCACCGCCGCCGCCATGAAACCCGACGCAGCAGGCACGCCGCGCCTGCT